TTAACTCGTCTAGTTTTGCCATTAAGGCTTCATTATTAGCTCCTCCGCCACTTTCTTCTCCTCCGCCACCAAATAAACTTCCTATTGCTCCTATTGGATTTGATGCTGCTCCTGCTAATTTACTTAGTATTCCAGGTCCTGCTGCTACATCATCATTTTTTGATGTTTCAAATAATCCACCTTCTCTTGTGGATATCATAGTTTTACCTTTAGCTGGAGCTTGAACGTCACCAGCTTTTTTAGCTTTTGATACTAATCCAAATAATCCAGCTACAGCTGCAATTGCTAATGGAATACCAAGACCAAATGGTATTTGTGCAAAGGCTGAAAAT